TCGCGCCTATCGAGCCGATTGCTTGCATCCAGCTCGCCATCAGGCCCGGGTCATAGGGCTTTCTTCCGAACGACGTTGCGCCAAAGTGGGAGATCAGTATGACGCCCACGATCCCCAGCAACACGTAAACGACAGTTTTCCAGTTACGCATGTTTTATCCCTTGATTTTTGGAGCGAATCCTAGCATGGCCAATCTTGTAAGAAACTTCATCGACGTCGGCGGCGCTGCAATGCGCGCGCGCCACGCCGCGCTCGAACTGTCTGCGGCAATCACCCGTCGTGCGCAACGTGCCGAGATTGAAACGCTGCGCGCGCAACTCGACACTGCGATCGATGAGCGCGACGTACTGATCGCGCAACTTGACGTGGCGATCGACGGCTAGGAAGGGTTTCTTGCAGTTATAAAAAAGCCGAAATGGCGAAGGAAAGCAGCAATGGCAGGTGAACAGAAAACGCCTTTGACAGCTTCGCCGGTAATGCAGCGCGTCGAGTTTTCGATACCAGGAAAGCCGGTCGCAAAGGGCCGCGCGCGACACGCGCGCCGCGGCAAGATCGTCACGACGTTCACGCCTCCGGAGACCGAACGCTACGAAAACCTAGTGAAGATGGCTGCGCGCCAGGGCATGGGCATGCGCGAGCCGTTCGGCGGTCCGATCCGCCTGATTCTGAACATCGATCTGCCGATTCCCGGCGGGTGGTCGATGAAGCGTCAGACGATGGCCGCTGGCGCGCTGATCGGTGCGACGAAAAAACCCGATGTGTCGAACGTGCTGAAGGCGGTCGAGGATGGCATGAACGGTGTGGTGTACGCAGACGACTCGCAGATCGTTGACCTATGGGTGTCGAAGCGGTATAGCCGCGCGCCCGGCGTGCGCGTCGAGGCGGTCGAATTGAATTTGCAGTGCGCATAGGTGAGGAGTTACGGGAATGGAAACCTCGGAAGTTGTATTCAAGAGCGCGTTCGATGCAGTACGTTTTGCGCTCTGCTACTCGTCGCAGCAGTACGGCGAAACGCTTATGGCGAAGCGTCTGCGCGGCGATTCAACGTCGCAGGGCATGGGCCTCGTTGGCTTGGACGGTGCCGGACAGGCCGGACAGATCCGACGCGAGATGTGGGAGCTGCCGGACTTGCACCTCGCGGCGTTGGTTGCGCGCGCCGCTCCGCACGACGTGCCGTGCTGCTGCGGTGCGCAATGCTGCAGCGGTCATCGACCCAATCAGGAGTGGCGCGCTGCCATTGCCTGGCTGACCGATGCGTCTACGGCATACGTTTCAGGCTTCTCGCACTATCAGGTTCGGCGCGCCATCGTCGAGCGCATTTTCGGCTCGAAGGAGGATCTTCAGGACATAGCCGAGCGTTGCGGCGCGCACCGGAACACAGTCGGCAATCACAACACCGCCGTGCGGCGGTGGTTGGAGGGCGGAAAGAAATCGGGCGAAGTTGGCGTGACGCAGGTGGCGTGGTCGGCGATCGAGCGGCGGTTTTCAGAGTTAGGATTGCTGAGAACGGAGGCTGCCGCTTGACTATGTGCAAGCGGTGCACAATAATCGGGGTCAATCGATACACGTCATAGATGCGACCGAAGCCCGCTGAGCGAAAGCCAGCGGGCTTTTTCGTTAATCAACTTCAGGAGCAAAGGTGGAATTCAGGTTCACACTCGAAGAACAAGTCGAGATCGTCGCGAGCGGCGAAAGCGGCGAAGTGATCGCGCGAGCCGAGTACGCGGCGGGCGAAAATAGCTATCAGGTTCGTTACAGGGCGGCCGACGGGCGCGCGGTGGAAGCGTGGTGGGGCGAGAGTGCCCTCACCACCACCGACGCCTAGTAAACGCGAGCTGCGCAGCAACCGTGAAAGCGGCACGATGGTCCGTATGGGTTCGCACTTGCCCGATGGTTGAGGAGTACCCACCCTCGCTAACCATTTGACGGCGCCAAAGACCACTGAAGTCGCATCACACTGCCGGGCTTGACGATCCGGATGAAGCACCCAAATCGTGCCGCTGGCCCAGCGAAACGGGCACTCTTCACCGTTTGCGCCGGGCCGGAACCATTCGTCAGTAATGAATGGGCAAGTGAGCGCAGTCGGACATGTCGAACAGTACGGTGTGTTGCGCGGCGTTCTCTGCGCCGACGAGGGTTTTGACTTTGGTGGCGAGCGGGGCCGTCGTCATGACTGGCATCACTGGCAGACCAGCATCAAGCGCGACCCTGACTTGGTGGAATCCTTCAGCCCATCCCAACTCGGCGCCATTCGGAAAGACAATCGGAGCCTCGAGCAGCCCCTTCTTAAGGTTGTCCTTGTGGGCCGCAAATTTCGCAGCGTTCTCGTAGTAGTGGTCGTGCTTTTTCATGTCTGCTGCTAGTTTGGCGGTGTCCACGAACAGAATGACGGGCTGATCGCCCGGCTTGAACGCCTCCACCATGTGACTCAGGCTCGGCGTATAAAGCGTGACTTTAATCATCGTGCTTCCTTCCTCGTAATAGCGATCTTTTTGCCGCCGGCTTTCGGTCGCCCGACCTGCGGCGGCTTAAATCATGGCCTAGATGCGGTCCGGTGGATTTATCAACCGAGTTTCCGGTTTTTCGCAATTTCAAAAACGTTATCGACGCGCATCTTGACTCGTGCCGCAAGTTCCACTGGTATTGCCTGGTCGGTATAGATGTTCTGCAAGGCGTTATTCACAACCGCCTTGATCGCATCGATCGCTTTGTCTTGGTCAGCTTGGTTCTTGACCTGGAGCGCGATTAACGTTCCGAGGATTGCACTGTCGGCAAACAGCACGCCGAGGTAATTGCTGTCGGTCATCACTTCTGTACTCATATAGTCTCCGTTTGAAAGTCCGCACCCCGCGTGCGGCTTTCGTAGCTGGAGATTAAGGCGCTTCTTTCAATAGGCGTCTCACAAATAATGCGATAAGCATCACGGGGTCCTTCCCTATGTGAGCGGTGCAGCAGATGGAAATCGCCAGGCGGCATCTCGACACGCTGATCCCATATGCGCGCAACGCGCGAATCCACTCCGACGAGCAGATAGCGCGCATTGCCGCGAGCATTGACGAGTTCGGCATGGTCGGCGCGATCGTCGTGCGCGACGGCGTGATTGCGAAGGGACACGGTACGCTCGCCGCGGTCCGCAAGTTGTACGGTGTCGGGAAGAAACTGTATCCGCCTCCGGGACGCGCGCAAGGTGCCGAGCCCTTCCCGGACGGCGAGGTGCCGGTGCTGGACGCGTCGGGCTGGACCGAGTCGCAGTTCCGCGCGTTCGTCATTGCCGATAACCGGCTCGCCGAACTCGCTGGCTGGGACAACGAGCTTCTGGTGCTTGAACTCAGCGAACTGCAATCTGACGGATTTGCGATCGACGTAGTCGGCTTTGAGATCGAAGATATCGGCCGGCTGTTGCAGCCTGAAGCACGGACAGGCCTGACGGAGGATGACGAGGCTCCGGCAGTGCCCGAGACAGCAGTTTCCGTGGTTGGCGATATCTGGCGCTGCGACCGTCATCGTGTCATGTGTGGAGACTGCCTCAAACGCGATCAGGTCGACAGGCTGATGGCGCAAGCGTCGGCCGATCTGGTCGTAACCGATCCGCCATACAACGTGGCGTACGAGGGAAAGCAGCCGACGCACATGCGGATCGCCAACGACGATATGACGCATGACGTCTTTTATGGATTCCTGTTCGACTCGTTCCGCAACATGTTCGCGTCGGCAGCCGACGGCGCTGGAGTTTATGTTTTTCACGCCGACGGTGAGGGCGTCAATTTCCGGCGTGCGCTATGCGATGCGGGGTGGAAAGTGGCCCAATGCTGTGTCTGGGTAAAGCAGTCCTTGGTCCTCGGGCGGCAGGACTACCACTGGCAACATGAGCCCGTCCTTTACGGATGGAAACCTACCGCGGCGCATCGGTGGTACGGCGACCGCAAGCAATCCACGGTTTGGCAGTTCGACAGACCCGCGCGCAATGACCAGCATCCGACTATGAAGCCGGTTGCGCTGATGGAGTATCCGGTCCGCAACAGCAGCAGGCAAGGTGACGTCGTACTTGACCTGTTCGGAGGCTCCGGCTCAACCCTGATAGCGTGCGAGAAGTTGCAGCGGAGCGCAAGGCTGATGGAGATCGATCCACGCTACTGCGACGTCATTGTGCGGCGCTGGCAGGATTTCACGGGACACGCCGCAACGCTCGCCGAATCGTCGATGACGTTCGCCGAGGTCGAGGACGCAAGGAAATAACGCGATGGCACGCCCCGCATTTGAACCCACGAAATCTGATCGCCAATTGGTCGAGCAACTCGTGGCTTTCGGCATTCCTGTAGAGGAGATGGTCGTTTTCGTGTGCAACAAGGCAGGAAAGCCGATCAGCCTGCCGACGCTGCGCAAACACTTTGCTCTCGAACTGAAGCAGGGTCGCCTGAAGGCCAACGTTAAGGTCGCGCAGTCCCTTTTCAAGAAGGCGATCGCCGGCGACACGGCTTCCACTATTTTCTGGCTGAAGACGCGCGCCGGCTGGAAGGAGTCACCGCAGGCACTTGAGCTGAGCGGCAAAGATGGCGCGCCGATAGAGAGCCGGACGACGGTCGTGAGCGAAGATGAGGTTAGAGCCGCAGTCCGACGCATCCAGTCTGAGTACTGACGGGGAGGTAGAGCGACTCGCGATAAAGGAGCTTTGCGAAAGCGATCACCTGTTCTTCAGCCGGTATTTCTTCAAGCACCGGCAGGGCATCAAGTTTCGCGTCAACTGGCACCACGCCCTGATTGCGGACGCCGTCGAACGGGTGATTCGCGGCGAGTTGAAGAACGTCGTCATCAACGTGCCGCCTGGCTCGTCGAAAACCGAACTGGTGGCGATCAATCTGATCGCGCGCGGTCTTGCGCTCAATCCGCGCGCGCGTTTCCTGCACATCTCCTACTCGGACGATCTGGCGCTGTTGAACAGCGAGACGGCGAAAGAGATTGTCGGGTCCGACGAGTATCAGGCGCTCTGGCCGCTGGCCATCGCGGACGACGCGAAGTCGAAGAAGCGCTGGAACGTGATGTCTGCCGGCAGGAAGGCGGGCGGCGTGTATGCCGTCTCGCTTGGCG